GCGGAGGATTCCCACCAGGATTCGATCCTACTAGAGGTTTAAATCAGAACTAATGAACATTAGATTAGCAAATAAATTCGATCAACCAGAGATACTTGAGATGCTACGTCATTTCAGGGAACAGACACCTATCGAAGATATCAAACATTGTGACAATGCTGAATATATCAGTTCGCTTTATCATGCTTTACTTATAGGTGGCGGCATAGCATTAGTCTGTGAGATCAATGACAAGATCGTAGGCATGATCTTAGGTATCATCGAACAGAGCATATGGGATCCTGATAAGTTTTTATTGCGTGAACTTGTTTATTGGGTAGAACCAGAAGCGCGTGGTACCACTGCTGGTTACAGATTGTTGAAAGAATACAACAAACTAGCAGAACAACTCAAAGAACAAAAACGCATACAGATGTATACCATGACCAAGATGGTCAATAGCCCAGATATTGACTTTAATCGTTTTGGTTATAGGAAGATCGAAGAAGTATGGGTAGCAGGAGCATAACATGGGTATAGTATCAGCAATCGTAGCAGCAGTAGCAAAGATAACGATTGGCGCAGTCGTCAAGTTCGTAGCAGGTACTATATTGAGCATAGGTGTCAGCCGCCTCATGGCAAAACGTGCTATGAAGAAAGCAAGTGCCGGTGGAGATGGTGGCGCACGTATACAGTTACCACCTGCTACAGACAATAAACTACCTGTAGTTTATGGATCAGCATTCGTCAGCGGACCTATCACTGATGCTAAACTAAGCACAGACCAAAAGACTATGTGGTACGTTGTTGCGTTAGCAGAACATAGTGATGATCAAGGTGGCGGTGGTGGCACTTATACTTTTGATACAAGCAATATCTATTATGATGGTAAACTAGTAACCTTTTCTGGTGGTACTGCGCAAGTAGCAAGTTTGACTGTCAATAATCAAGGTACATCGCAGATCGATACCAGAGTCAATGGTAAATTATTCATTTACTTGTTTACTAATGGTAGCAGCAGTGGCGTGAATACAGGTGGTCAAAGTGCCATCACGATATTACAAGATAGCCAGATACCAGCAGCACAACGTTGGACATCTGATCATACTATGACCAATACATGTTTTGCTATCGTCAAAGTAATCTATAACACTGACGCTGGTACTACTAATCTTGGTGCTATAGCATGTAAGATCACAAATAGTTTAACTAAGCCCGGCGAATGTTTAAAAGATTACATGCTCAATACACGTTATGGTGCTGCGATACCATTAGCACGTATCGATACTGATAGTCTTGACGATCTTGACACATATAGCGATCAGAATATCACATACGTACCAGTTGGTGGTGGTAGTGCCACACAAGCACGATATCGCATCAATGGACCATTAGACACAGCAAATGATTGTTTGACTAACTTACAGGTATTAGTTGATGCTTGCGATAGTTGGTTACAATATAGCGAACTAAGTGGTAAATGGAAAGTAGTCATCAATAAACCATATGATGTTGCTCCAAATGCTGAGACATTAGGTGATCTATTCTTAGTTGATAGTAGTAATCTTGTAGGTGGTATCACGATCAATCCTGTCGATCTAAATGAGACTTATAACGAAGTAGAAGTCGCATATCCAAACAAGAATATTAAAGATCAGACTGATTTCCAAGTACTAGAACTCGAGGATTATCAAGCGACATTATTGAGTCCTAATGAAGCGATCAATAGATTGAACGTACAGTTGCCTGTAGTCAATGAAGCAGTACAAGCAAAATATTTAGCAGTGCGCAGATTATTACAGAGTCGCGAAGATTTGATCATCGTGTTCCGCACTGACTATAGCGGCATACAAGTATTAGCAGGTGACATCATACGTGTCACACATCCAGTATATGGTTGGACTGATAAGTTGTTCCGTGTCAGCAACGTAGCAGAAGAAAAATATAGTGACGGTACGCTTGGTGCTCAGTTAGTAGCATTTGAGTATAATGGTACGATATACAATGACAATGCTATCGAAGATTATATACCAGCATTCAATACAGGTTTGACTGATCCAAACATCATCAGTCAACCTGGAACACCAAACGTAGCATTGAATAGCGATGCTACAGGATTAGTGACAAGTTTCAATATAGAATCATGGGTACCTGATGAAGGATCTGTGATGTATATGGATTTTAACTATGGTAATACGAGCAACGTAGAAGAACATGAACGTTTGCGTACAGTAAGCACTGGTGGTGGATTACCATATGTTAATAGCGATAGCGCGAATGCTGTCTATACTACATTGGCTATAGATGTCAATGATTTACCTGCTGGTAACTATTACTTTAGTACTACAGCAAGAAATGATTTTGCTGGTAGGGTCAGTAATGCTACAGCAGGAGCATTTAACTGGGCTGGCGCGAATGTCAGAGAATATGATCCAAATACAGGTAATGGTGGTATCATAGGTAATCAGATACAACCAAATACGGTTACCGGAAATAACATCGCTACTTATACGGTCACTGGTAATAATATTGCTAATAATACTATCACTGGCAACAATATCGCAAACTATACTATCACAAGCAATAACTTAAGCAATACTGGTGCTGCTGGTAGTTATTCTTATGCTAATATTACTATTGATAATGCGGGTAGAGTCATAGCAGCAGCCAATGGTAACATAAGTGGTGGTAACGGTGTAGTCGTATTCAGTCCAGATCAACAAGTTGGTAGTGGTGGCATATTAAACGTATGGACTAGCACAAGCAGATTATCAAGCAATACTTATAATATCGTTGGTGGTAGACAATATGAAGTCAATCCAAATACTGGTGGTATCACTAGCAATACTTGGAGTCCAAGTTTACCAAATGATTACAATCCATGGTATTACAACACTTCAAGCACTACAAATGGATTTAACGCGAATAGCACCGCAATATTCAGTCCAGCAAACGCAGCATTACAAGAGATAGGAATATTTGATACTAGTAATGTTTTCACAAGCGATGGTGTTTATGGTTGGATACGTGTGATCAGCAGTGCTGTATCCGCCGATAGTTTACCAGCATTCATTGCCACTGTAGAGATGATCAGTCCAACATCACAGACTATACAGATCATAGGTGGCGCAGATTATGTTTATACAAATACAACTACATATCAATCATTCGTTGATTATAGCAGCGTGAAAAATGTGACATTGTCCGCAAATGTACCGCATTTTGAGACGATATGTTATGTACCAGAAAGTCAACCAACACCACCTAGTGGAAATATTGATATAACTGGTGTATTCGTAGCAGTCAGAAATCCAAACAGTGGAACTGATTTATACATACCAGCAAGAGCAAGGGCATTTTTCAGGAATCAATAATTTGTATTATTGAATAAATATTATATAGGAATCAAAGATCATGAGTTTACTATTAAACGGCGCGAAGACAATGACTATAGCAGGCACCGAGATGCAGGTGCTAGAAATCTATACAGGTGAAGCATATACATTACCACTTAATTTTGTTGACAGCACGGGTAATGCTGCTAATGCTAATGTTCCTAATGCTTGGATATTAGATACATCAGCAAAGTTTTATACAGTTGATACGGTGACATATCCAACACCAGATAGTGTTGATCTTGGCAATATAACATTAAATAGTCCACAACCAAATGCTAATGCTTACACATTATTAGCAGATTGGAGCAATATTGATGCTGGTACTGGATATCTATATATAGGCAACAATATAACGAACAGCGGTAATAATACACCTAATATCAACTTAGCAAATACAACTGCTAATAGTACATTAGTCATTGTTACATTGACAGTAACAAGAGAAAGCACAGCCAATAGTTCATTAGATAATATAAACAAAGAACCTATAGGTTTCATAGTAAGGTACCAATAACATGTCAGAAATCAACGCAAATATTGTCGTTGAACCGATTACACTGACTGTTTTACAACAAGATCCCGGTGTAACTGTAACGACTGATCCAATATCATTAAACATTTATGCTGCTGGAGGTACTACACCTGGCGGTAATGTAGGTGAGATTCAATATAATGCTGGTGGATTTTTAGATGGTATACCAACAGCAACATTTACTGCCGGTAACCTAAGTTTAGGAAATATAGCAAATCTAAAAATAGTTGGTGGTACTAATGGTTACTTTTTACAAACTGATGGAAGTGGCAATCTAACATTTGTACCAGGTACAGCAAATATCACAGGTAATGGTACTAGTGCTGGTTCTAATAATCAAATACAGTTAAGTGATGGAACTGGTAACTTTAAGGCAGCGACTGGTTTTAGTTTAGATACAGCGAGCAATGTTTTTAATGCTCCTGGTGATGCCAATATAGTAGGAAATCTATCAGCAAACATTGTTATCGGTAACAGTGCTAATATTGTTGGTAATATTAATGCTGGTAATGGTATTTTTGGTAATGTGACTGTCAACACAGTATTAAATGGTAATATAGGTAACTTTACAGGAAACCTAATATCTACTGGTACAACAAAGATACAACAAGCATTAGAAAAAATCACTGCTAATACTACTGCTGCTACTGGAACTATAAACTTTGATGTATTAAATCAAGCCATATTGTTTAATACTAGCAATGCTAGCGCAAACTTTACATTAAACATACGCGGCAATGCTACCGAAGCATTAAACAGTGTTATGTCAAGTAATCAAAGTATCACTCTACGATTTATAAACACAAACGGTAACGTAGGATATTATGCCAATGTATACCAGATAGATGGTTCTAACATTACACCAAAATGGGTAAGTAATGTAGGACCACCTAGCATAGGTACAGTAAATGGTATAGATGTTTATGATTTTGAGATTATAAAAACTGCCGCTAATACATATACTGTTTTAGGTATTCAGATAGGATATACTTAATGCCTGTAATAGGAACTTCTGGATCTTTAGCGATAGTTAAAGCATTAAATGTTGGTGCTCCAGTCAAATATTGGATCTTACAGTTAAATGATGCTGATTATCTTATTCAAAACTTAGTTATAACGGATAACAATCAGATAATATCAACATCTTATAATTCTAGCACTACAAACAAAATATATGTTATAAAAACTAACCAAGCAACTGGATTACCTATAATAACACAAGAAACAAATGTTGTAAGTCCTAAAACTTTCATGCAGGATGGTCCTATAACTATTGCTGACAATAAGGTTTTTGCTGCTCCGCATTTTGATATTCCATTCGGATTAGGAGGTAATAGTTCAGCAGGTACATTGATAACAAGCATTGATTTAAATGTACAAGATTATTACGATGATTCTGCTAATGTCTTTGGTCCTACAGGTAATTCTGTAAACTATAGAAGAGCATGGTCAATATTGGCAAATTCTGTTTCTGATTATTGGATAGCAGGTGTTATCAATGAAAGATCAAATGCTAACGCTAATCTGTTTAAAGCATATCTTACCAATTTTAACTCAAATACAAAAGTAACGACAAAAGTATTTTCAGATCCTCAACCAGCATCACAAGGTATATTCAGTCAAATGAAATATACTGATGATGGTAATATTGTTTTATTCACATCTTATGGTACTGCGAATAGCGTTAACCAGTTTACATCTGTTTACAAATATGATGTAGCGAATGGTAATATAGCATGGGAAAATAGATATCCTAGAGCAAATACTCAGCAAATAAATGGTAGCGTTATAGATGGTAAAGATGGTTATATATATGCTACATTTGCTGTAGGTTTTAATGCTAATGCTACTAATCAAGGATTATACCTATATAAGTATAATGCTAATAATGGATCTACTATATTTTCTAAAAAACTTAGCAACTCAAGTGGATTTGCTAATAGTCGTATTTCTACAAATTATACTGGTAATATTTATTTAGGGGTTTATAACGCAGGAGGAGCACCTCGATTACAATATATTATAGACCTAGATACTAACGGTAATATAAACTACCAAAGAAGTATATCTAATGTTAACGATCTTTATGGTTGTGAGTATAAAAATCAAAACTTGTATTTGATAGGTGATGCTAGAAGTCCAACTGGAAATGTTACTACTAGAAGCGCCACTTATCTTAAATTACCTGCTGATGGAACAATATTAGGTACAGGAACTTATAACGTACACGCAAATCTTTCTATCGTATATTCTAACTCAAATGTATTCACAAGCAATACAGGAAGTATTGCTACAGTATTACCAACATCATTTACTGTAGGAAATGCTATCAGTACTCCTTATATAACTTTGACACCTAGTGTAAACTCATCAATACTGACTACAACTTATATTGATATTACATAAATAGATTTATACACCTTAGACTTGCGAGATAGCATACTAAGGTCAACAACGCGAGGAAGCGGAGATGGCAAAATTTAGTCAGAACACGCTCAATCAAGTCGGTGGATTTGATGGGCAAGTCTTAGCGCAAGAATTGGTTTATAACCAGAAAGCATTCTGGAATCTATCTTGGGCTAACATCACACAATATACATCAGGATGGACTACTGGTACTACGCCAGTCGATCTATCTGGTGCTACGATCACAGCGGAAATAATCAGACGCAGCATCACTGGATTCCGTGATAGCCGCACTGGTCTAGATTTCACTATCTCTGATTATCCATTAGTCAGTAAGATCACAGACATCACAGCAACGACTACAAGCACAGATATATTGACATGCGCAAGCACAGCAGAATTATTTGTCGGCATGCCAGTACAATTTCGTGGAACTGTGTTCGGTGGTGTAGCGATCAATACGACATATTATGTCAGGGAAGTACTCACAGACACGACATTCACCATTTCTGCTACACGTGGTGCTGCTCCTGATTATGATCCAGGTAGTGTGTTTGCTTTAACTACAGCAAGTGGCACTATGACGATGAATCGCATAGAAGCATTACCGATTTCATTGACAATAACTAATCGTGATGATACTGCTGGTAACTTCACATTAGTCATCGATGAAGAAACATGGGCTACTATAGGTCGCGATAGTTTACAAGTGACTTATTCAGGACTTCCTGGAGATCCTGATCTAGGAATCAACGCAAATGATCCAGCATGTTTTACCGGACGTATCAAGATAAGTTTTCCACAAGACGGAACACAGCCCGCGTATGACACAGTAGTATTTTTACTATTCTTAGTAGCAAGTGATGGAGTATACAACTAATGGCACAACAACTTACGATAACTGGATCAACCAGCAATATACAATTAACAGTAGATCAAGCAGCACAAGGATTGACTGGTGCTACAGGACCAAGTGGTGATCGTTATAGCACGACATCAGCAAACTCATTGACGATAGGAACAGGTAATCTAACATTGACTGTAGGTGCCAATCTAGCATATACAGTAGAACAAGACGTTGTGATCGCAAATGCTCCTGGCGTCAGCATGAATGGACCAGTGATTAGTTATAATGCCAATACTGGCGTGCTTGTAGCAAATATCATCACTACTTTTGGAAGTGGTACTTACACAGATTGGAAAGTCAATATCGATGGTGCTGTTGGTACACCTGGAGCAACAGGTGCTACAGGACCACAAGGCGCGACAGGACCAACTGGTGCTACAGGTCCAGTAGGTGCTACTGGTGATGTGGGACCAACAGGTCCTATAGGAGCAACTGGCGAAACAGGTGCTACTGGAGAAACTGG